TCTGGTGCAAACATGAAAGATCACATTAGATATTTTCATTATCTTCTTACTAACTTTAATATTGTGATGGTTGTAGGTGACTATGCTGGTGGTGTGCAGTTTTTAAGCGCATGCAATGAGAGCGAAACATTTAAGAAGGATAAAATAAATTTAGGAATTATAGATGTTCCATTTGAGCACTCTGAAAGTTACAGACAAGATTTACAAAACGCAAGAAATTCTTATAACATAAAAGAAAAAAAAATTTGCTATTTAAGAAAACCTACAAGCAATTGGATTAGACAAGCTAACGAGTTATTACAATCTAATTTTGATCACAAAAGAATATTTTTTGCGTCGAGAGCTATTGATGACTCATATCAAAATCAAAAAAGAAAACATATACCAATTGACACGTTAAAATATCTGCGTGCTGGCGATAACGAGAAAATGGGCAGAGAAGCAAAAATGATTGATTTTATTGAACATCAAACAGACATAATTGATTTAACAAAAGTAGAATGCGCACTTATACAAATAACCACAACTTCCCAAGGCACGCAAACTTTTGATCTTCCGCCTAATCTAAAAAGGCAGTCTGGCAGAGATAAAGCTAGAAAAGATAGCTATTCAGCTTTAGTATTAGGCAACTGGATGGTAAAAACGTATTTTGATATGATGAACTTTAAACAAGAGTCTGTTCAATCTACTTTTACTCCCATGTTTATAAACTAAAAGTAACTTTTTTAACTTTTAAAAGTTAACATTCATAACTTTCGTGTAACTAAAACAAATGGCCTCTAAAAGAAAATATACAAAGAAATCGGAATATTGGAATAAATTTGGTAAAGCTAGCTCTATTGAAGAAACTTTAGCTAATAATCCTTTGTTGCAAAATAGTACGTATTCTCCTAGTATTGAAGGAGAACCGTATATTGGTTCAACCGCAAAAGCTTCTTATGTTAGAGGAGGAGGCAATCCAGAGGTTAGAACTCGTTCAAATAGAATTCATAGGGTTCCTCAAAGAGATCAATACACAAATATTCGTGATGGACTATTGCCATACGATTACGCTGTTAGCGGTATCAATGTCAGAGAGGCTATCGAGCTTTGCCAAAAAGCATATGCAAATGTAGCTATTTTTAGAAATGCTATTGACATCATGGCAGAATTTTCTAATGCAGATCTTTTCTTGGATTCTGGCAGTAAAAGATCAAGGGATTTTATTGAAGCTTGGTTTAGAAAAATTAAGATCTGGAAATTAAAAGATCAATATTTTCGCGAATATTATAGATCTGGTAATATTTTCTTTTACAAGATCGACGGTAAATTCAATACTGAAGATTATGTTAAGATGCTAAAAACTTATGGATCAAATGGAGTATCTTTAAATAAGTTGCCAGTGCGATATATTATGCTTAATCCTTTTGATGTAGTAGCAAGAAGAACTACTGGGTTTGAAACCACAGGAGTTTATGCAAAAGTTTTAAGTGAGTATGAAATTGAAAGATTAAAAAATCCAAAAAATGATTATGATCGCGAGGTCTACGAATCTTTGCCGCAAGAAATGAAAGACAACTTTAGTAAAAATGGATATTTTCTTGACGGAGCTAAACTTGAGTTAGAGCCAGAAAGGCTAAGATATTCTTTTTACAAAAAGCAAGATTATGAGCCTTTTTCTGTGCCATTTGGTTTTTCAGTTTTAAAAGACATTAATATGAAGCTTGAGTTTAAAAAGATTGACCAAGCCATTGTCAGAACTATTGAAAACGTAATTTTGTTGATTACAATGGGCAATGAGCCTAACAAGGGAGGTATTAATCATAACAACCTTGCGGCAATGCAAGAACTGTTTAGAAATGAAAGTGTCGGTCGAGTCTTAATATCTGATTATACAACTAAAGCTGAATTTTTAATTCCTGATATGAACAAAGTATTGGGATATGAAAAATACAGAATTGTTAACGAAGATATCAAGGAGGGTTTACAAAATATTGTTGTTGGCAGCGAAAAATATAGTAACACTGCAGTAAAAGCAGAAATCTTTTTAGAAAGATTAAAAGAAGCTCGAGAAGCTTTTATCAATGATTTTCTACAACCTGAAATTAAACAGGTATGCAAAAATATGGGCTTCAAAAATTATCCAATTGTAAGATTTAAAGAAGTTGATACTAAAGATGAGACTCAATTGCAACGTGTGGCGACACGACTTATGGAGCTTGGTTTAATGACCCCGCAACAAGGCATGGATGTTATAAACAAGGGAGTATTCCCAAATTCAGAAGAAGTTGACAAAAGTCAAGAAAAATTCATCGAGCAGCGTAAACAAGGATATTACAATCCGTTGGTTGGTGGCGCGCCCATGATGGATCTAGATGATGACTTAGGCGAGCCAGAGAAAACTAAGCAAACCGTACCAGGAACTCCTGGTCGACCAAGTGGCACTACAGGTATTCCACAAGAAATTGCACGTTCAGAAATATCTGCTAAAAACATTACAAATGTTATCCATGCAAGTGAAAAATTAGAAACTTTTGGCAAGAAGCAGGCAAGAAAACACTACAAGATCAAAAGATTGTCAAAGATACAAAATGAAACAGTCAATGATTTATGTAAAAAAGTGATTATGGCTAGTGATATGGAAGACTGGGAAAATCAGATCAGCAAATGTTTCGAAGACTCAAACTCTATACTCGGACTATCGACGATGGAAGAAATTGAAAAAACTGCAGAAGAACATCATTTAACTGATTACAGCGCAGCATTGATTTATCATTCGAAAAATTTCTCAAACGAATAAAAACTGTGTAACAGGTTAATAGGTACCAACAGTTTACGTACATGTATAAACACACAACAACATTCCTACAGCCAATTATTGCATCAGCAGATATTGATCAAGACAGCCTGCAGATTTCTCAAGCATCACTAGACAGCCTAAAAACATTAATGCCCGAGTCGATCGACTTGGATAAAAATATTGATTTAGTTGGCGTTGCTTTTAACGCTGCTGTTGTTAATAAATTTAACAGAAATCATGATGGCATTGGCACTGAGACAGCTTTAGCGGTTAAAGACTATTTTGTTCACAAGCCTACCAACATAGAACATAAAAAACAAAGAATTGTAGGCCACATTGTTTCTTCTGCTTTTTCTAGTTATGGAGATAACGAATTAGTTTCTGACGAAGAGTTAAGAGAAACAAAAGATCCTTTTAACATTGCATTAGGTGCAGTAGTTTACAGAATGGTTGATAAAAAGTTTGCAGAATTAATTAATCAGTCAGTTGATCCAGAAAGCCCATTGTACAATCAAGTTTCTGCAAGTTGGGAGATAGGATTCAATGACTATCAAATTGCTTTAGGCAGCGAAGACTTATCTGAAGCAGAAATAATCACTGACGAAAAGCAAATTAAAGAATTAAGTCAGTATCTAAAAGCTGCAGAAGGCAACGGTACTATGAAAGATGGTACATTGGTGCGAAGACTTGTAGTTGGTAATGTTTATCCTTTAGGAATAGGGTTTACTGCTAATCCAGCAGCCGATGTAGAAGGCGTTGTTTTAACAGAGAAAGATAGCGTTTCCTTTAACGATGAAGATGACGCATCAGTTATTGCTCCAGAAAAAGCTGACAAAATATTAAAAAATATTTTAAATTTTAAAAATAAAATTTCACAAAGTGAAAAAAACACTGTAAAAAATCAACAAGAAAGTAATTCAAGCATTATGAATACAGAACAACTAATCCAAGAGATTAAATCTGTGCTAGATGAAAAGCTTTCTTCTGAAAAAGTGTCTTCGGACAATTTCGCAGAAGAGTCTGTGGCTTCCATTTCTTCTATTGTGAATCAAGCGATTCGCGAAAAGAATGAAGAGTACAAAAATGAACTCTCGAAGGCACAAGAAGAAAAAGCTCAAGTCGAGGCTCAGCAAAAAGAACTCACCGCGTCAGTGGAGACTCTTAGCGAGAAGCTCCAAGCGGCCGAAGACAAAATTCGTCAATTCGAAGAAGATATCAGCCGCCAGCAGGCAGTTGCTAGATTCGACGCTCGTATGGAAACAATCGAGCAGGGTTACGAATTAAACGAGGAAGACCTTAAGATCGTTGCATCTGAGGTAAAAGACCTAGAAGAGTCTGATGAAGCTTTTGCTTCGTATCAGGAAAAGCTTGGTGTTATCTTCGCTCATAAGAGCAAAGATTATATCAAAGCTCAGCAAGAAAAATTTGACGCAGCTGTGGCTGAGGCGGTAGAAAAGAAAGTTTCTTCTTTGGAAGAATCTAAAGCTTCCACTGAAGAGGCCACTGCAGAAGTAAATTTAGAAGAGGTTTTAGATGAAGCTCAAGAGACAACTCCTGAGATTGCTAATACCAACGAAGCTTCTTCTGGAGAGGCGGAAACTCTGAAATCAAAGTTCCAATCCGCGTTTAGCAAAGAAAACATTAAAATAACCTACTAACAAGCATTATGGCATATAGATTATTACCATTCAGACAATACGACGAAAACGACGTCATTAATCTGTTCGCCAATGATACGTCGGACGCTAAGCCGACTACCAATGGGAACGGAAGTGCAGGAGTTTTTGTTAGTGTTAAGAGTGGTGGAGGAAACTTTAGTAAAGACCCCATCACTTACGTTGATCGCACGGAGCTTTCTGCTTCTTACGATCATGTTAAGAACCAGTATCCTGAAGTTCAGTTAAAAGTTAC